ATCCATGTCTACTGCTGTTGTTTGTCCTAAATGCAGATCATCTGCACCCATATCTTTAGCCCATGTTTCTAGTGATTTTACTAGTTTAAGTGCCACTCTACTACCTCGATACTCAGGTAAAACAAAGAATCCTAGATCGCTAACTCTTTTACGATTACTAAAAAAATACTCATGGGCTAGACCAGATATAAATCCGATAATCTTGTCATTCTCTATTGCGATAAATCCAACTGCATTAGGATTTTTAAATAAATGTAGAATCTTGTGCTTTTCTGGTGTTGCGTAAGAAAACTCTGCTTCGGCTACCATTTTGGTAACCAGTTCAAAAAACTCCTCTAAACGATGTAATGTTAGTTTTTCTACTATCAGAAGAATCCACCACCTAATAATCCACCAAGTGCTGCACCACCTAATGCACCATAACCAGCACCGATTGATGGGAACGCTTGACCTAGTGCATAACCGCCTAGACCGCCAGCAAGACCGCCACCAAGGATGCCTGCACTACGATTTTGGTAGGTAGGTGCATTTGTGGTTTGTGTACCATAGCTTCCTAATGGAGTGCCATAGACCGATGACAGATAGCCTTGTAATTGCTGATAGGGTAACTGTTGTCCGAACTGATAACGAGCCAATTGCTCTTGTAGAGGTTGTGCTGCGATTGCCTCTTGTTGTGCGCCAACTTGAGCTAATGTCTGAGATGGTAGGAATTGTTGACTGTAGAACTGAGGTGCTAAACCTGCCAACTGAGATTGGGCTAATTGAGCCTGTTGCTGTAGTCCTCTTTCCTGTTGGTACTGTGTGCCTGCGATATTGGCTGTAATATCCCCTAGAGACCGCCCATAAGCCTCTGTAGCCGTTCCCAAGGCTCTTTCCATACTACCACTACCCAAACGACCAGACTTGCTGTAAAGGCTCGAAATGCCTGGCAATACAGTTTCGCTAAATTGCTGTGTAAGTGGGCGAGTAGCTGCTGCCATCATCGCTTGTTGATAAGGATTTGCATTTAAAAATCCACCGGCAGCAGTCTGTCCGACTTGACCTAAAGACGATGTATAAGCTTGTTGGGCTTGTTGTAGAACAGGAGACTGTTGGCGAGCCAATTGTTCTTGCTGTGCAATAGCCTCAGTCGTAGCAGCAGATGGGCTTACATAAGTCTGACCAGGAAAGAACTCAGGTTGTTTTCCTGTCAAAAATAGACTCTGTGCCCTCTCTAAACCTTGGGTAAGGTATGGGAGTAACGCTGGATCAATTGACGATGTGCTTGTGGTTGTTGCCATAGTTTTATCCTACGATGATGTATTTATAAGTCATGCCTGATACTGTATTAGCTGGATGGCTAATAGTGGCACTTCCGTTGGTTACTGCTGATATGTAAGGTCTTGTAAATAAATTGCTTGTGTATCCATTCGATGACAGATAGCTAACTGTTGCTATAACACTAGGTGTTGCAGGTCTTGTTGGTGTGCTTTGTGTTCCAAAATGCTCTAGGCTAACACCTGTGTCGCTTGGTCTCCATGCTAACTGCACATAATCATCTTTTTGCAATGCAAGGAAATAATTTAACCCTGCAATAACTCGACTAGGAGTTCCTGTAGATTTTCTCTGTGGAACACCAAACTCGCTATTACTACCTACAACATCCGATCCGTTCTTTCTGAACCAAATGCTTACCTCTTGCACATCGTTAGTATTGTTAATTAACTGTGCAGAAAACTGAATATTGTAGAGTCCTGCGTAATCTACCTTTAACTTTGTACTGTCTACAAGACTACCGCCTAACGCATAATCCGTTGTAGAGAACGACATGATGTTTACTGCTGTCGTTGTCGTTGCTGCTTGGTCTGTATCGTCTTGTACTGCTAAATAAGGGTAATACGCTGTAGATGATACATCGTCTGTAGCCATCAATAATATGACAGAATCTACACCAATACGAGCATCTGTAATAGTTGTAGTAGATGCACCACCTGTTGCTAAAGTTACCGACCCTGTATTGTTGGTTTTGCCATTCATAATCCCATTGACTACCTCGGCTACTCCACGAGGATCGCTACCAAATGGGGGTAATGCTCTAAACATTATCTAGTTCCTAGAGGGCTTAAATCGATGTCCATTCCGACTGCTGATGTCCAACTACCTGTAGGGGTTAATTGTAGACGATGATAGCGACCAACACCACGAACTGCGACTCTATTTTCGCTGTTTGCTGCTGTTTGTGAACCAAAGACTGTAGATTCTGTTAAAAGCCTACGAGATAGCAATGCAACGCTTCCAGATCCATCATCTACGATAGGTTTAACCATTGTTATAGATGAAGTAGAACCAGGCACTTCTATATCGCCTGTTTCTAAGTAAGCTGTAGCGTTAGCACCAGAGAATGTAACAATCTTTGCACCATCTAAACCGGCTAACAGTAGTCTGCCACCAAGCCATAATCGGCTATCAAAGGTTGTAAGGATGGTGTCTAAATTACCATATGTATCCATTCCCTCTAAAGTAACGGCAGGAGTAGAGGTAGATGCAATTCTGTCTACAGAAGTTGTACCACTTGTCCATCGTTGGGTCTGAAAGTTGTAAATTAACAAACTATCAGGAGTTGCAGAACTATTAGATGCGTATGCCCAAATAATAAGTTTCTTAATAGGATCTACTGCTGCCGACATAAGGTACAAAGTACCTTCATCTACATTATCAAAAAAGAATCGGTTTACTTTTTCACTACCGATTGGCACTACATTTTGACCATCACAAGCATAGAATCCATCATCTCCTAAAAAGAACGATGTTCCACCATACTGAATAATCGAGTTAGCTTCATAACATCCTAAGTTACGACTAATGTTGTCGAACTGGAATACAAGAGGACTGCCAACATAAGACATACGATGGATTGCTCGATCCATAAAGACTAGACCAAATTCACCACCTGTAACACCGACTACAGAGCCACCATCAGGAATATCTTGGAAGTCTGCCTGTGTAGTTGCTGATGCTGTCCAAGAGGACTCGTCTCCCAATGCTGACCATTGCACTCTATTAGGATAACTAGATTGATAGCCTGATACTACAAAGTCTCGCACTACTGTTACATATCGTGCTTCTGGTGCATCGGCTGCTAAGTTATCAAACAATGTAGAAGTATTTAGGTTATATCCTTGTAATCTTGCTTGTCCGTTAGCTGCAATAATGACATTACCAAACTGCGTAAACTTCCAACGCTGGTCTACAGCAGTTGAATAATTACCCGATTTTGAAACATTGTCTAATGACAAATCGCTAGTATCTAACTTAAATAGTTTTGTAGATCCACCAGCAAATACAGTTGTAGCTCCTGCTGTTGTTTTGCCTGCAACAACATTGTTTAGGTTTTCGGATGCTGCTAAAGAATAATCTACAGCAGTAGGCAATGCACCATACCCAACAAGTTTAGAGTAAACATTCTCTGCTCGTCTTAGACCATTAGTAATACCTGGCTGATCTGGTGTCCATTCTCCGAATGTGATTCTGCTTATTGCCATTGTGAGTTTCCGCTAGATATATTTGACCAAGTTGTTACTATTGGTGTTATTCCTGTCCAAGTCTCTGATCCTGCTGTCTCTACTGTCCATGTTGTAGTGCTTGCTGATATGCCTGTCCAAGACTCTGATCCTACTGTTTCGTCTGACCAATTATCGCCTAATATGCGACCAAAGCAATTTACTAAAGCAATTCCATTTATTGTTGCGTTTGCACTAAATATAGTATTAGCATTAATTGTTACTGTTGCAAAGCATTGTATTGAACCTGTGCCTACAAACTCTACACCACCTACAGCCGTAAATGTAGCTGTGGCTGAGATACTGCCTGTGCCTAGTCTTACTCTAAGTCCTTCTGCGACTGCTGTGCCTGTGGCTGAAATAGAGCCAGAGCCTGTTCTAGTCCTAATAGCGACTGCCGATACTGCACCTGTTGCGCTGACAGCACCTGATCCACTAAATATTCCAGATCCATTAGCGAGGATCGTTGCCACACAGCTAACAGATCCAGAGCTTGTTCTAATTCTGATTGATTCTGCACTTACTGTTCCTTGTGCTACGACTGAGCCTGATCCACTACGGATTGCAAAACCATTAGCAGTTACTGTGCAATCGGCTGTTATAGAGCCTGATGAGGTTCTTGTTCTTACTGCGCTTGCTGATACTGTGCCATCTGCTGTTACTGAACCTGCACCTTGTCTTGTTCTAATACCATTGGCTGATGCACTAGCGTTGGCTGTTACCGATCCATCACCATACAGAATACAAGTGTTAGGTGAGTTCCATATTGGATCATCAAACGAAACAAGTATTTGCTCTAGCGTTCCAAACTGATCGATACTATCAATCGAGAACGCGCCACAGTAATCTGCTGGCATATTACGCCAATGTTACTGTGAGGCTTCCTGATGCAATCTTAAACAAATCACCTGTTTCTATGGTCTTGGATGCATCTAGGGCTGTGTGATACAAAAGGTTTCCAGTAGTAAGTGCATCTAAAATTCCAATGTGGCTGACTGTTCCCCAAGTAGAAGTACATTGTGGGAAAGTAATATCAGCAGTCGTAGTTGATACTCCGTTACTAGGCGCACCAAATGTAGCTGATTGGCGAGCATACGATCCACCACTAACCTCTGTACCTGATCCAGCATCGGTTGGATCTGCTGTATAGAGACCAACATAAACTGTTGTAGGAG